TGGCATCTGCCTCTCCCTGCGAAAGGAGAAGGTATCCGAATTTCTTTTCGTTGGAGATCCTTATTCCAACGAAGGCAATCCTTTCTTACTTCTCGTAATGGTAATATACCATTATGTCCGTAAGGAAGAGGATGGCATCCATTTTCATGGAGAAAATCCAGAATGGCTGTTGCCGCATTATCAAAAAATTGATAATGCAGAAGCCTTGCTGAATCCAGCAAAGCCAACCATGATTCAAAAGACGCACATTGCCGGTAGTATATTTTTGTATACTCAGCGTCATAACCGGAGTATAACCATGATCCGCAAGACTCTCTGACGAGAGTATTGTGACACGATTTCTCCAGATTTATGACAAAACCGGCGGATGTTAGCGTTTTGATGACTTCTTTATAAGCCTCATTAGGCACTATAATGTCGTCACCAAAAACCCTCACTTTGCCCTTGGATCCCATATTAATCATAGTCGCTAGAGCTAAGCTCCAGAAGACTATGGTCTCTATAGGAAAACAAAGAGCAGAGCCCATGGTTGCAAAGCATGATATCTTTCTCACAACATCATGTTTATTAAGCATGATACCGCGAGATCGATAGCGGGTAGCTAACTTAAAGAATTTCCTTGGGAAGAGCAACCGACATAATTTTAAGGAAACTAAGTCGGACGCATCTTTAAGATCAATAGTGGAATAATTGTAATCTTTACAAAGATTACGATTACCTTCTTGATCCCGAAAGGAAATGCTTTTAGAGGCTAACTTGTCATTCTCAACAAGAGAATAGAGAACATCCATTAAGCCTTGTTGGGCGAATTGGAGCTCTTTCGGTTCTATGCAAATCACACGCTGTTTTCGAAAATCTTTCGGAACAGTAGTGATTCGCGAGAACGGACAAGCTGGTTTCTTTGGTTCAAAAGAGTTATGATTCCACTTATATAAAAGCGGATCAGCACCCTTAATTGCGCCAAAGGCCCATTTGAGCCTACCCTTTTCCCTTCCTGCAACAGCACCTGGTCCATGACGTCCAAATGGGTTAGATTCCCATTGGGCGAGCATTGGATGCAGCTCATCCCCATCCATGACAAGGCGAGATATTAAAAACCTCGCAATAGTCAAAATATTGGTGGGCACAGAGATATTACGTTCTGTTGTAATTCTGCTAATAAAGCCTTCTTTGGCTTCTTCAGCAGTCTGTACACAAGGAATATCTCGAACTTTACTGAAAGACAAAGTTATTTGCCGTATTAGTACTATACTAAAGACGGCATCATGTTTTTCAGAAAGCTCAAGTTTCTTGTATAACAGTTCTCCGTCCTTCTGAAAGATCTTCCTTAATAAAAAGGAAAGAAATTTCGGAAGTGATGATCCTCGATCAATCTGAAAGCCTTTAGGGCATTCAAATTTTTGAAGAGTGATTAAGCTGTTTTCGATTGCCTTACCCAGTAATGGGAGGGACAATGATACAAACTTATCACCTTCAAGACTTATTCTTTTATGGATATAGTCAAGATCGAGAGAAGCTGTTGTATAATCAGGGAAAAATTCACATGCGTCTTTTAATACGCCGTGATAGAAGGTGGAAGTCAGTGACAGAACATTACTGTTCTCGGTCCCGATTTTCATCGTTTCCCTCACTTGTGCTCTAAAGCTCTCGCCGGCTAACATCACTCAATATGTTGAGGGATCAGGAATCAATTCCCGATCCCAAGCAATTAATACAGGCGGAACCAATCAACGATGATCATGTAGAGATGATATAATAAAGTTATTATATTATCAACACAGTGGATCACCACTGAAATGGTATCCTGTTCTAATTGGCACAACATATTAAAGGTCATTCCCCCCTAACAGTTTGTCAGCAGCGACCGTTGTGGCCGCAGCAGCCGTACTGTCATTGAGGAGAGATGAGACAGCCTTTATCAAGGTTTCCATTGACGCAGTAGCAACTGCAATGTCATTCCGAGGAATCGAAATGTCCACTGCAACGCTGCCTGTCGCAGGAAAGCCAGTATTGGCGTCACGCTCTGTAAGAGCGACCTTTAGTATTACATGGTCATTCGCCTTCGAACCAGTTGGACCTATCTTTCTTAAGATAGACAATTCAAACGGTTCAGCGAGTGATCGACCCGCAACACGCCAAACTGCCTTTTCTGCACTTGTAGATACAAGTGCGAAAGTCAGCTGTTGGGTTGCGTTGTAATACGGGGTAAGTGATGAACTAGCCATGAGCACTCCTTCTAAGCTAGTCAAAGACTAGCGATGGTTTGTCAGTAATTTCTGTAATGAAAGCATTACGGAATCTACTGACTTGATCAAGTTGAGCCCAGAACCGGAAACAAAAAGCGATTCTGACGCAGGCCAACCTACAGTACGTTGGTACAGGGATTTCCACCCAATACTACCGTATTTAGGCTCCTGCCAAGTATTCCAAAACCTCCTATAGTCGTAAGACAAAGGATGAAAAGGAATATACTTGACCTTATATTTCCAGATATTCTTGATAGAATATCCGTAATCAATAAGGTGCTCCGATGTCAGATACCCATAATCTGGTCTACACAATATAGCGTTGACGTTGATAAACCAATCAACGACGAAGCTGTAAGGTAGAATCTCCCAGAGAGTGGGCAAAATGTCACTGGTAGTGCAACCTAGCGACTGCATAGCATAATCGAACATGTTGTATAGCCCTATATGGGGCATACCACGACGTGCGAAAATGGATGCAACGCAAGACGCGCTATCTGTCTTAACGACAGATTTGCCATAGAAATCAGCTGAAGAGTTTTCTCTCATCTGAAGCCATTGGCTAACAGTGTCATCGCTTTCTGAAGAGGCGTATGGAGCTGTTCCAGAGTACGTTTGGCGTTGAACCAAGCGTGCTCCAAGGTCTCCCTGGTCTGACGCAGAACGAACTTTGGTAAACCACTTTTTGTATGAAGAACAATATGTCTTCAAATCAAAATAGGCGGCTTGCCAACCGTATCTGCCTTCAAGCCATAAGTTGGCGGATCTCTTTGATAGAGATTGCGCACTATGATTATGCGCAATATCCCGCCAATTAATTTTAAGGAGGTTGAAAGGGTTTCTAACCATTTCAACGGTCTGGCGAAGTTCCCAAAGCGAAACCATTAACAATGATTTCGTCTGGATCCCGTCCCGGACTACCTTGACAAAACTTGACATCAAACTATCCCAAGGAACGTCAGAAAAAGGAGTAAGTGTAGCCGTGGGAATACCCATAGCTAGCGTGTCATAATGACTATTATAGCATAAATCCGCATAAACACTATGCGGTAAGCCATAATCTGCCAAAAAAGTCGTAGAATCGTCAACAAACGATGCTACAGAACTTTCATGCACCAACGCTTTCACTCCACGTAAGTGAGGATAGGTAATGTCATCG